GGCCGCCACGATGCCGTGGGCGTCCACGCCATCGACCTTGATGTCGGCCGCATCGCCCGACATGTGCGCCGAGGTCTTGGAGCCACCGATGCGGGTGTTGACCTCAGGCGACCGGTAGCCCGAGGTCACCCGCACCGGTCGGCCCAGGTGGGCACGGAGCGGGTCGAGGATCACCTGCACGAGCACTTGAAGGTTGGTCCGGTGTTCGGGGGTGGGCTGGTTCGGCAGCCCCGTGCTCGTGCGGGTGAGTTCTGCCCACGAGAAGAACTCGCCCGGCCGGCCGTCGAGCCGGGTCTGCGTGACGTGGCTCACTTCTTCCCCCCCTTCTTCTTGGGCGCCGCCTTGGCCCGCTTCGCCACGCTAAGGGCGATGGCGACGGCCTGCTTCTTGGGCTTGCCCGCCTTCATCTCGCGCACGATGTTGCTGCTGACGGACTTCTGCGAGTAGCCTTCCTTGAGCGGCATCACTTCCTCCGGGGGGTCTTGGTGCTCGGCGCACGCTTGCCAGCCACCTTGGCCGCCACTGCACCCTTGGGAGCGCGGGTCGTCGGGGTCTTGGTCTTCGAGACGATCTTGGTCGGTCGGCAGTACTCGGCGGCGCCACCGGCGCCGCACGGCTCGCCAGTCCGCACATCCTTCCACTTCTCCGCGCCCCAGCGTCGAAGCGATGCACCCTCCTCGGACTTGCGTGATTGGCCGCTCTCCTTGCGGCACTTGGCGACCGCCTGCGATGCACGCGCGCTGGGCCAGACGGCGTACTGGGCCTTGATCTTCTTCGTGCACTCGTCGTCAGCCATCACTTGCTCCTCTTCGACTTGGCCCCGACACAACCCCAAGCCTTCCGGCTCAGGTTGTTCGGCGTGTTGGGGTCGTTCGCCTTCGATTCAGGCAAGCCTTGCTTGATGCCAAGCGAACGGGCGCAGTAGGCGTCACCCTTCTTGGTGCCACGACGAATCCGAGGGCCACCGTCGGCGGCCGAGCCCGCCTGCCCGTAGCTGACCTTCTTGCCGCTCGGGGTGATCTTGACCTTGGCCTTACCGGCCGCGGGCTTCTTGGTTGGCATCAGGTGCTCCGATCGGGGGACTGGATCGTGGGGGCGCCGACGAGTACGCCCGAGTCAGTCAAGCCTTCGAGGCGCGCGAGCCGCCGGTCAATGCTCGCCAGAGTCCGGGTAACGGCCTTGCTCTCCTCGCGCTGCACCTTGATCAACTCGTCAATCTGGGCGAGATGGCGCTCGCCCAAGCGGGTGGCGAGCGGGAGGCCGTAGGACACGATCAGGCGGTACAGGCCGCCGAGCACGGCCAGGAGTGCGACTACCGCGGCCCCCGGCCCCGCAAGGTACGGGGCGAGGGCGGTGACTTCGGCTTGCGCGAGGGGGATCATCGGGACCTTCCGAGGTAGGGGCCGGGGGGCACGCCGCCGAGGCGCAACGGGTGGGCGGCAGGGTAGGTCTGCCGCCACTGCTCGTACACTCGGCAGGCGAGGGGATCGGGCATCTGATCTGGTCTGGTCCAGTACTCGACCGATCGGTCCGGCTCGGCAGCCGCTAAGGGATCGTGGGGATCGGGGGCAGCCCGGCCGCCGCCCGCGCCGCGATGTACGCGTCGAACATGGCCCGGACGTACTTGCGACACACCGTCACGCCCGGAGACGTGCCGGAGGACGGGTCGTAGGCCGCGATGTCCGCGTGCAGTTCGTCCTCGGTGACGGCTACCGCGATGCGGTGCCCGTCCACGAGCTGCCGCGTCACGGGATCGTCGATGCCGTGGGTGATCTCGGTGTCCGCAAGGTAGACGACAACCATGACTAGCTCCAGGTACGGATGCTGCGGGGGCGGTGGACGATGGCGAGGCGGGTCCACCGGCTCTGCACGTCGGCGGCGCCGTTGTTGCCCAGCCGGATCTCCTGCGACATGCTCGGCGCGACAGTCATGTTCTGCCATTCCCCGGTGTCCGATGTCGAAGCGGAGTAGTCGAACAGGCCTAGCGCCCCCTGCGTGGAGAGCCACGGCACGGACCGGGTGTCGCCCTCGCCCTCGGCGACCCAGAACTTGGTGCTGCCGTAGGGGTTGATCCCGGAGTTGAGGTCGGGCATCGAACCGCCGTAGATGTAGACTACGACGACGCGGCGTGCGCCGATGACGTGGAGGTCGACGCCGATCGTGACACCATCGATCTCGGTGCGGGGCACCTGGACGATGTTCCGCTGGCCTGCGTCGAACTGGGACTGGATGGCGATGACGTCGGCGGTCAGGGTGCCGTTGATGGTCGGGCCACGGGCGAACCGGATGTAGTTGCCGTTGGCTCCGGTCGAACCGGCGGTCCATGTCACGGTCGCGGCGGCCCCAATCACGGTGACCGCACCGACCCACCGGAACACCAGCTCGTCGGACGACGGGATCGACGCCCACCGCTCGGGCCAGTACGGGGTCGGATTGTCGTGCGTGTTGGCGATGCGCGGGTTGATCGCAACGCTAATGGCACGCGAGTTCGTCGCAAGCGATGTCATCGAACAGTGGAGGCCGGTGGCGTCGAAGGCCGCTACTTCGGTGGCCGCGGCCGAACCCGCCGACAGCTGCGTGTAGGTCGTCTCCGCCTGCTCGGTGAACGAGTTGGCCACGAAGTCAGCGGAGTAGGTCTGCGACCCGGCAGACGGCACCGTCCACGCGGACGGGTCCTGCGCTCCGGCCGCCGCCATGTCCCAGTCGATGACCGTCTGCCACTTGGCGTCGAACCGGGTCATCGGGTCGCGCCGACGCCGGAACGGCTGGCAGATCCACTTGTTCGTGCCCCCGCCGGGGGTCGTCTCCTGGGCGGTGTGCAACCACAGGACGGCGCCGACCGCGGGATCGACGGTGAACGGGCCCTGGTACCGGGCGGTGGTGGTGTTCTTCATCGGCGACGGCGTCACGATGCCCGACCCGACGACGCCGCCCCCCGGGATCTCCTGGTCGACGCCGACCCACCCGGCCGGGACCGTGAACGAGTAGGTCGCCGGGGGGTCCGTCTCGTCCATGACGATCTCGGGGAGGATGTCCGTCAGCACCCCGGCGCCCATGTAGATGAACATGATGTAGGTGTCGCCCCAGTTGCCCACGGAGTCGTAGGCCCGCACCCGGTAGTAGATGGGGGTGGCGTTGTTCGACCCGGTGTTCGTGACGGCCGACATGTAGATCGTGCGCGTCGACTGGTCGTAGTAATTGAACGTCTGCGCCGCCCCGCTGCTCCCCCCACCGCCGACCGCGGTGACCTCGTAGGTGTAGGGCCCGGTGCCGTTGGTGGGCGCGTCCCACGTGTAGGGGGACGGGTCCGGGGTCGGCGGGGTGGTGGACAGGTAGTACACCTTCGACACCATCTCCAACCACGTAGCGGCGCCCGTCGGCGCGGCGGCCGCGATGGTGACCGCGTGGACCGCAGTCGCCAGCGGGTCGCCCGAAGCGTCCAGTGCGGTGAGCGTGAGCGCGTAGCCGTCTTCGTCGGCGAATCCGGACACGTCGTAGGGGCCCAGTCCGGACCCCGACGCGATGGACGTGGTCCCGACCGCGTTGACGATCGCGGCCGAGTAGCTGGCAATCTGACCGTCGGGGTCCGTGAAGGCACCGAACGTCTTGCTGGATGGTGTGCCCCCCGACGCGACCGCCTCGGACGTGGCCGCCGGCGGGGTGACGGGTGACGGGGCCGGGGGGCACGGGGCCGGGATGACCGGGCCGCCAGATGCCCCGGTGTCGGGGTCGAACGCTGGGATGATCGGCATGATCTACCTCTCAGAGCTTCCAGGTGATGCAGGAGGCCTGCCAATCCGCCGACCCCGCGTCCAGCTTGGCGAACAGGTACAGCGTGGTCGTGTTCAGCAGGGCACCGAACACCGGGATGCCCACGCTCACCGCGGCGCACGCCGACGTCCCGGTGGTGATGCCGGCGGCCAGAGGGCACTCGACGTCGGGGACCACGGTGTAGTCGCCGGCGGCATCCAGGCTGAGACGGATGTAGATCTTGGCCGCGCCGCCCGCCACGTTCACAAGCCGCACGTGGATCGACTCGATCCAACCGCGGAACGGGGCGCTGGGGTTCGGGAGCAACGCCGTCATGTCGTGGGCATGGACATCGGACGCGGCGAAGGCCAGGCCCAGCACTGGGGGCACGGACGGCACGACGACCGAGTCGGAGATGGCGAACGAGGTGTGCGGGGGCATCGGGCTCTCCTACGGGGAATGTACCACGGATCAAGGGCGGTCGGTGGGGCGAACTTGCTCGACGGCGCGAGCGGTGGGCTCCTCAACGGTCTCGGCTCCGAGGCCCCACAGGACCCCCTCACCCACACCGGATTCGACGGCCGTACCGGCGGCCGTGAGGGCCCGCACGAACGGGGTGCCGACGATGGGGGCCGCGGCCACGGTGCGGAGGTTCTGCCTCCCCTGCTTGGTCGGCCGGAGCACGAAGTACGTCTCGATCGTCGGGCGGGCGGGGTCACCCGTCTCGATGGTGTCCGCGACCACGAAGGCACCGGGCCGGTCCGGCGGACGGACGGCCCACCGCAGAGGGTAGGTGTCGGGGTCGAGGGCCGACTCCTTCGGGGGCTTCTCGAAGTCCGGGGCAAGGAACTGCAGCGTCCGGTCGTAGACGCCCCGGGATCGGTCGGGGTCGTAGGCGCGGGCCAGGGCCAGGGTCGCCATGTAGGTCTGGTCGATGGATGCGGGGCCCAGGGCGCGGCGCCGGGTGGCGACCGAGTCGGACGGCGGCTCCCCGCCGAATCCAGCGGAGGCGAGGGCCATGCGCTCCGCGATCTCGTCCATGGCCTCCGCTGACCCGGACAGGGCCGCGGTGACCAGGCCCAGCGGACCCTCCTCCACCAGGATGCCGGCCGCCGCCCCGGTGCCCGCGACCCCCTGTGCCAGCCCGACCACCGCGTCGACCGGCGCGAGGAGCGGGGCGTTGGGCCCGAGCACGTCGACCGGACGGCCGAGCAACCGCTCGGTCTGCTCATCGGACAGGGGCGCGAGGGCACGGCGAAGCGGGGCGTCACCCATCTCTCCCGACGGATCCTGACGCTGCTGCTGCTCGCGCAGGGCCCGCAGGTAGGTGGAGTAGTTGCGCGGGTTCTTCGCCATCTTGTCGATGAACTCGGCACCGGCGGCCATGGTGTCGACGGCAACGGCCAAGTACGGAGAGAGCTTCTGGATGATCCCGAAGTCGTCGCGGAGGCCGTAGTCCAGCTGGGAGCGCCGGGCGAGTTCGATCGCGGCCTCTGGCGTCCGCCCCTCCTGCAGTGCGCGGGCGAACACCCCCCGCCGGTAGCCCTCCTCGATCGCCGTGGCGAGCGAGTAGGCCCACGGCCGGCCCATGAGCACGTCCTTAGCGACGTTGCCCGTCTTGTTCTTGGTGGCCGAGTAGAGGATGTCCGAGGTGAGGTTGCCCATGCGGGCGACGTCCATCCGACTGGGGCCGAACCCGCCGAGGTCGTCGATCATCCGGGACACGTCGTCGGCGCCGAGGTACCCGTAGGGGGTCACGATGCCGGTCATGTCGGACCAGACGGGCAGCCCGGTGTACCGGGTCGTCAGGTAGGCCCGGACGGGGGCCATGGCGATCTCGCCACCGAGCACGGCCATGTCGGCCAGGACGGGGATGCGGGTGTTCTGCTTGGCCGAGCGGACGACGGCGGCAACGCGCTCAGCCACCTGCGCGACCGTCGGGTCGAAGGTCGCCGCTCGGGTCGGGATCGACTCGACCAGACGGAACCGCTCTTCGGCGCCGTTCTCGAAGAACTTGCGCTCGCTAATCATGCTGCTGGCATCCAGCCGACCGACCGTGCCCGGCACGGCGAGCGTCGGCCGCGGCGAGTTGGGGTACTGGCGGGCGTAGGCGTCCAGCGCGTCGCGGCTAACGCGCTTCCGAACGCCCTCCTCCATGATGATCTTGGTCGCGTTGGCGGCGAAGTTGGGGCTGATCGCGCTCGGCACAGTGCGGGTGCGGACCAGCTCCTCGTGCAGGGCACGAGCCACGTTCGGGCGGAGCAGGTCGGCGCCACGGGACTGGGCGAAGCTGACCAGCGTCCGAGCACGCTCACCCCCGTAAGCCTCCTCCAGCACCTTCTTGGCGATCTCAACGGGCGGCATGTCGCGCAGTTCGCGGGCGCCGATGCCGGCGAGGATGTCGTCCAGCGACTTGCCGGCGGCCGTGCCCGCCTCGACCTCACGCCGGAACTGGCGCAGGGCGTCCATGCCCTTGCGCACGACTTCTTGCTCGGCGGCCGTGACGCTGGCCCGCTTCATCGCCTGCTCGACCCCTCCAGGGAGGACCGCAGCGCGGAAGGCGCGCACGAACTCGCCGTCCCAGACACGCGGCGTAGAGATGCCGTCGAGCAGGACCTGGAACTGGCCCAACTCGTCGAGGCGCCGGGCCTCGGCCTGGGCGGCGTCCACCACGGCGTCGTCCCGTGCGATGGCCTCCGCAGCACGGGTCAACGGCCGCCCGCTGGCCTTGGCGGCTTCGCGTTCGGCCCGCACGGCGGCGGCGGCGGCCGCGACGACGCGAGGCGCCAGGGTCGCCGGGACGGCGTAGCTGGGGCTGACCCGCACCAGGTCGGTGCGCGGCGCCACGCGCGCAAGGTCGGCCCTGGCCCGCGGGGTGGCCGCGACCAACCGATCGACGGCGCGCGAGTCCTGCACGATGCGCTGGGCTGTGGCCCGTGCCACAGCATCGTCTGAGAGCGAAGGGAACTGCTTCCGAATGTCCGCGGCCTGGGCCGCGCGCACCTGTGTCAGCCGCTGGCGCGCGGCGTCGGCCACGTTGTCGAGTGTCAACCCCTTGGGGACATCCCCAAGCTGGCCCCCGACAGCACCCTTCCACAGTTCGGTCGCCAACTGCCGGTCGGCCTGGGCGACCGCACGGCGGGTCAGCCCCCCCGTGACGACCTTGGTTGCGGCCTTCACCACGCCGGTAGCCCGTGCCGCGTCCACGAAGGCACCCACCGGCGAGAAGGGCAGCGGGGCAGACAGGCCGAGGCCCGTGGCCTCGATGGCCAGCGGGGCGAGGGTGCCGAACTCGCGGTCGTAGACCTGGACGGTCGCGGGGTCAGCCCGGATCACGCCGGCCAGCGTCTCGCCCTCCCGGATCCGCTGGCTGACCGGCTTGTCCGGGATCGACTGGGGGGCCGGGATGGCGACCTGGGGCATGGCCGGGATTGCGTCCAGGGCGTCCAATTCCCGGGCCAGGGGCGACGACCCGGGCGTCACCCCTGCCACGTGCTCCAACGCGCCCACGCCCCCGCGGACGGCACGCAACGCGGCCTCCTGGGCCGGTGCCGCGAGGCGCTGGCGGGTCTGCTCCGCCGTCTCGATCCCGGTGGCGATGGCGGCTGGCACCTCGGCCAGTGCCCGGATGGGGGCGGACTCGGAGGAGGCGGCGGCCTCGGACAGCCCGCGCAGGTACCGGGTGTAGAGCCCGCTGGACGTGATCGGGCCGGACATGGCCGGCAACTGCCGGTAGGCCTCGGTCGCCACCGCCTCGACGGAGGCGGGAGCCGCCCGCATGACGGCCTGGAACGGGGTCTCGATGACCGCCCCTTCGAGTTCCCCGACCCGCTTCTGGACGTCCTCGGGGCGGGCGCCAGCGGCCAGCTGCCGTCCCGCCTCCCGGGTCAGCACGGGCTGGCGGGCGAACGACTCAACGAACTCCTCGGTCTCGGTCGAGGGGCGGGGCTGGGGCTCAGCCAGGGGCGGGATGAACTCACGGACCACCCGCTCGGTGCCCACCTCGGGGGCCGGGCGGGGCACCTCCTCGATCCGGGTCGGGCGCAGGAACGGGATGCGGGTGGACTCGCGCTCCTCGAAGTAGCCACCCTCCGGCTCCCCGCCAGGCGACGCGACCGCCCGCCCCTCCTCGATGCGACGACGGACGTCAGCCACCTCGTCCTGGGTCTCGGGGATGATGCCGGGGGGCCGCGCCGCCTGGCGCTTGACCTTGGCTTCCTCGGCCCGCTCCAGAGCCGCCTGCTCGGCCAGCACGACCTCACCCTCGGACGGGAACTCCCCGCCCATGGCCGCCGACCGCTCAGCCGTGGCGCGGGCCTCGGCCTGCGATTGCTTGCGGGTGATGAACTTCCCGAAGTCGGCCACGGTGGCGTCATCAGGGAATTCGTACTCAGTACCTTCGTACTCGAAGATGCGAGCCATGTGTCACTCCCTGACTTCTACGAATTCGCCGGTCACGGGATCCCGTACAACCTTGGTACGGGAAGGGGCCGGAGCGGGGGCCGGAGCGGGGGCCGTCACCGTTGCGGCGGGAACCCGGGAGAAGTCGACCCGCCCGGGGGCCGGCGGCGGGGCGGGTGGTGGGGCCGGGGATTGCGCAGAGGGGGGCCGTGCGGGCGCCGGCGCGGGGCGGGTGGCCCGCGGGGCGGGCGGGGGTGCCCGACCCGCCAGGGCGGCGTCCAGGGCCTCCAGCGGGGCTACCGTCTCGGGCCGCGGGGCGGGCGCCGGGGCGGGCGCCGGGGCCTGACGCTCCGCGAGCATCTTCCGCATGGACTCGGCCGTGGCCTGGGACCGTGCCTTCAGGTCCTCGACCTTGGCCTGCTTCTCGGCCTCGGTCAACTGGCTGGTGACTGCCTTCTGTCGCTCAACGGCGTCCGACTGGGCGGCCTTGTCAGCCTCCTTCGCTTCGCGGGCGGGCGGCTGACGGGTGGCCGTGTCCCATGCGATGGCCCAGGCGGCCACCTGGGCCGCCTCTTGGTCGCTGGACGTGACCTTGCGCAGCTGGTCGATCAGGGCGGGGACGGACGGCTTCTGCCCCGACTTGCGGGCGACCTCGACGTACTGCTGCGCCGATGCGTAGGCGGGGCCGGTACCACGCAGGGGCAGACCGTCCCGAGACTTGGGCATCTTCGCCACCAGGGTCAGAGCCTCGTAGGCGGGGGTGCCGCGCAGATCCAGGTAGGGGTCATCCGGGTCGATGCCCCGGGCCCGGAGTTCCCGGTACATGACCTCCTGCTCAGGCGTGCGCCCCTCGCGCAACTTGGTCGGATCGGCCGCCTCGGCCTTGGACTGCAGGTCGGTGATCCGCTGACGGAGGGCAACCCAGGTGGAGTTGAAGAGCTTGGCGTCCTTGTTCTGGTAGGCGCCACGGGCGGCGACCTCGTCGTAGACGGCGGCACCCGGATGGTCAGGCGGCGGCACACGTCCGTCGGACAGGATGCGCAGGTACTCGTCGAGCGCGCTTGACTGAGCCGGGTCCAGGGCCTCCCGGAACGCACGTCCCTCGGTGCCGCCGCGGAAGCCCTGCTCTCCCTGCTGGGCGAGGATCGAGACGAGCTGAGCCTCCTCTCCGCTGGGCGCCTTGCCGGCGGGGGGCTTCGTCGTCTGGATCACGCCGGCGGCGATCCGCTTGTTGAACACCTCGATGACCGCCGGGTTGACACCGAGTTCCTGGGCCTTCTTGCGGACGAGCCCCTGCTGCGCTGCGGACAGGGACTTGAGCCCCACCATCGCAGTGCCGAACGAATCACTGGTCCGGAGTGTCGCCAGGGACGGTGGCAACGTGGCCGCGGCCGACGCAGCGGCACTGGCCGCAGCCGTCGCAGCCACCCGGTCGTTGAGGATCTTCGCCGCCGTGTCGAACGGGGACGCCTTGGTGCGGAGCGTCTCCTCCAGGCGTGAGATCGAGTCGAACTCGTCCGAGATCAGCTTCTGCAGCTCGATGGCGAGTTCGTCCTGCGCCTGGACAGACTCGGTGATCTGCTCCCACCGCTGCGCAGCAGCAGCCGAACGGGAGTAGGACTGGAGGTAGGCATCAGAGCGGGGCATCAGAAGCTCCAGTCGGGGGTGGACTCACGGGCCAGGTCCCCCGGGCGTGGCCCGCTGCGTGACATGCGGTACTGCCGCAGCAGGTCCTCATCGGGGACGACACCGAGGTTGGCCTCACGGAGGGCGATGTCCTCTCGGGCCGTGGCACGTTGGAGGGCGACTTCGCCTCCGGCCACGGCGGCCTGGGCGATCCCGCCGGTCAGGGCCTCGATCGCGCCCGCACGCGCCCGTGCCCGCTGCGCCGCGAGTGCGCGAAGCTCCTCGCGCTGGGCATCGGCCATCGCACGGTCGGCCCGCTGCACCTCACGCTCAACTTCTCGCTGGGCCTCAGCGGTGCGCTGCTGACCCGCCATGCGGGCCAGGAACACGTCCCGGGCACCCGTCGCTCCAGCACCGGCCAGGCCACGGAGGGCGGCCTGCTCGGTACCGGCCTGGGCCTGAGCCACCGACCCTCCCAGGTCAGACCGGATCTCACCCTCCTGGGCCTCGGTGAGCCCGAGCCGGCCCATGGCCCGATCGCGGACCAGCTGCTGGAGGCGGCGCTCCTCCTCGTCCGAGAAGCTGCGCCGGGACGCCACGGCCCCGCCGATGCCCCGGGCCAGCCCGCCGGCGACGCCGAGGCCCGCACCGATCGCCGCGAGTGTTCCGATCGCCATGGTCACACCCCCCACGCCTCGATGGCCACCGACCATCGGGCGAGAACGGCCCGGTCACTCCGGGCGTAGTAACACAGTCCCACGGTCACCGCCCCCACCGACGCGAACGAGGCCTGGGGGCCAGGGTACAGGTACACCCCCTCCCGCTGCCCGTAGCCCGACAGGACGTAGGGTTCCACCGGGCCGTACGGCGCCGACCCGCGGAACCCGACATTGTTCCTCGTCTCCTGGGCACGGTCCATCTGTGGGGTCGAGAGGTTGCCGATGTACGGCGCGACGTAGACGTAGCGGTCCTCGACGTCGTAGTTGTAGCCGCTGGTGTACGTCAGGTCGTCGGGGCCGTTGGCGAGTTCGACCGACCAGTGCAGGAGCACCTTGCTGGCCCGGCGCAGTCGCAGGGTGAAGGACGCATTGGGCACCGGGGCCCACTCGTCGGGAACGATCCCGTTCTTGCCCCCGCCCGTGAAGAAGGACGACATGAAGCTGAGCCGGGCGCTGGGCCCGTCTCCGGTCTGACCGCCCTGCCAGCCGGAGACACCGTGTTGGAGCCCGCGGATCGGGTCGATCCGCGGCGGCTGGACGTGCCGCGTCTCGACCCACTGACCCGTGTCGAGGTCGCCCGCGACGATCCCCTCGTGCAGGTACACGCGCAGGTCGTCGGTGTTGCCCTGGATGTCGGCGGCCGTGAGGGTCGTGGACGGGCTGAACGGGGTCGGGGTGTACGCCATCAGACCACTCCCTTGTGGAGGATCGCGGTGAGGCCGCCCGAAGTGTACTCCAGGTAGGTGTCGCCGCCATCGTGGACCGTCGGCGCCCACGACCAGTAGTTGATCCCGCCCGAGTTGCGGGCGTGGGCTACGCCCGCGATGACGATCCTCAACCCGTAGACTGTGACGTTGGACACCGGGACGTAGAAGTACGCCCCGGAGACGCCGCGCCAGAGGATCACGTTGGCGAGTGAGATGCCGTCGATCTGCCCGAGCCGGGCGTCGTCGTCGAAGTCGATCCACGGGGCCACCGGGCTGGTCGCAGCCGTCAGTGGCAGCTCGTCCCCGTAGCTCCCCAAGACGCCGGGGATCGCCTGATCGAAGTTGGACTGGTTGGGGACGGGCACCCAGTTGGTTAGGGCATTGCTGGTCACGTCCCACTGCAGCCAGATCAGCCAGGCGAACTGGCCGTCACCGGCCGTCGTGGTGGACGGGGAGGCCCACACGTCGAGTTCGACCCCGTAGGGGGCCAGCGGTCCGGGGGACTGGCCCGACATCGTCTTGGTGATCCGGGGCCGCACACTGAGGTCCCAGTAGACCCGTAGCACGTCGCCGGGCGACATCGACCACCCCGACGCCCCGAGGGCCAGCGGGGTCGGGTTGCCCGCCCCATCCTCGACCACGTGCGGGGCCGGGAACGTGGCGCCGCCGTACGAGGCCACGGTGACCGCGGTGGAGTGGTCCATGCTCCCCGTGCCGATCGTGGCGGCGGCGGCCCGCTTGAGCACGACGCCCTGACCGGCCTCACCCGCGGCGTCGGGGAGGTTGGGCAGGTCGACGGCGAACTCGCGGAGGTTGCTCGCGTTGATGTCAGCGGAGCCCGTGGCGAACCCGTCGTACTGGGCATCGAGCCCCGCCGACGTGATGTCGGTGCCCTCACGGACGGCCGGGCGGGTGGGCAGGGACATCAGCGGCTCCGGCAGATGGCGAGGAACTTCATCCCGGCCAGGTGGTACTGCGCGAGGTGGTAGGCGTTGATCGTCACGTCCACGAACGGGTCGTCAGGACCAGGGCCCGGCGCCCGCCACTGCAGGGTGACCCCGACGTCCCCGGGCGGCACGAAGGTGTGCCCGAAGATGCGGAAGGGCTCCAGCACGGCGGGGCCGATGTGCTCGGCCACGGTCACGCCGCCGACCAGGATCCGGAGGTTGATGTGCTTCGGGTTCGCCGGGGCCGTGGCGGAGAAGGTCTGCGCGAAGTGGTTCCACGAGAAGGCGTAGCCGGCCCACTCGACCAGGAGGCTACCCCCCTTACACCCGGTCAGGGTGATCGTCGGGAGGGACTGCCAGCCCCCCGAGTAGTTCTGGAAGGTGCCGCACTCCCACTGCGTCGGGCTGACCTGGTCCGACCGAACGTTGACCTGCTCACCCTCCATGTCGGCCACGGTGGGGAAGCGGACACCGAGCGTGGACGGGGCCCACACCTGCACCAGCGCGGTAGCGGGGACGGTGTCCTTGTCGAACGCGTCGAGTGGCAGTTGCGTCCGGTCGAGCGTGGCGAAGCTGCCCCCGGCGTCACCGAGGTCGAGGTTCAGGGTCTCCGGGCTGGCGGTGTTGCCGTCCCGGGCCTGCTGACGGGTCCAGGTCTTCACTGGCTTACCTTCCCTGCGATGACCTGCGTCCCGTCGGACGCGAAGCCGAGTTCCCACCCGACGAAGATGACATCCTCGTCCGTCTCGAACTCCCAGCAGAACGAGAACGCCTTGCCGGGTGCCACGCCGACGCGGATCGGCACCAGCCGCTCCCTGGTCCACACGGCCCCCGAGTCCGTGGCGACCGTGCCGAGGACCGGTGTGTCCGCCGCGGTCGGGGGCTGACACTTGTAGGTGCGCTCCTCCACGGGTGTCAGCCCCCCGTCCCGGTAGTGCCGGACGGTCAGGGTGGGGTCGCCAGTGGTCATCAGGTTGACGACCACGTACTGGACGGCCTTCAGCGTTGCGGCCTCGCCGCCGTCCCACCACGCCGTCCGGTAGCGGCTGACCGGTGCATCCCCGTAGACGAACATGTCCTCGACGATCTCACCGCCCAGGGCCCGGCGGCCGCTCAGGACGAACAGCCCTGCCTCGACCGGGGCGTTGTCCACCGATGCCTCGAAGCCCCGGTTGTGGCCGAACACCGGGGTCCCGGAGGCGTCCACGCAGATGGACCCGACCGGCCAGTCAGCGAGGCCGGTGTCGGGCTTCGGGGGCCGGGTCGACCAGGTCGGCCGCTCAAGCTGCGTCGTCTTGTCCACGTGCAGCACGTAGCCCATGTTCGGCCGATCGTAGCCGTCGACCGGGGCCCACAGGAGGTACTCACGCTGCTGGGGCCAGTAGACGGCCCACGCCCGCGCCTCGCACCCGGCGGTCAACCGGACCTGCAGGTCCTCACGGATCGTGCCGGAGAGCAGGACGGCTTCGACGGTGGACCCGCCGGACGTCACCGTGCCGGTCAGGGCGTACACCCCGTCCCTGGACAGGAAGACCAGCCCGAGGTTGGGCACGGCGGCGATGGAGTGCGGCGCGAGGGTGCCGATGCCGGGGACGACGGTGACGACGCTGAACCCGCCGTCCTCACGCCGGACGGCCGCGTCGATGCTGCCCTCGCGGAAGATGAAGAGGGCCCCCGCGTGGGCGAACATCCCGGTCACCCCGCCGCCCTCGCCCGTCAGGCTGAAGGCGTTGATGACGGGGAACTGCTCGATCAGGTTCTCCTCGCTGTAGTAGAGCGAGGTCGGGTCGTTCGGGCCGCCGTCCAGCCACACCCGGCCCTCCCAGTAGGCGCTGAACCGTGCCCTGGGAGCGGGCATCACGCCCGTCGGGATGGCGGGGGCTGGGCTGATCAGGTTGACGGGGCGCACGGACTCGACGTGGATCAAGTCACTGTTGTTGCGGATCAGCGTCGTGAAGTAGAGCTGGTCGTCGCCGGCGTCCGGGGAGTCCTCGTGCAGGTTCTTCGTCCGGTAGATCTTCCGTGCCGCCGTCCCGGCCGGGCCGGTCGGGATGCTGGACGCGAAGGCGTACCAGAAGCCGGCGGCACCGGACGGCAGTTCCCAGGACACGGACCCGATGTCGCTGATCGGGCCCTCGGACCCGGTGTCGGTGACCATCGACACCGCGATGTTGATCGTCGCCCCGATGTTGGTACCGGAGCCGAGTGAGAAGCCCATGCCCCACCGACCGCCCGGGGTCACGACCGGGTCCACGGCGTCGGGGGCCTTGGGGTACCACAGGTGCGTCCCGACCGTGGTGCCCGACGTGGTGGGGGACGCGAGCGGGGCGACGACGTACGGCTGGGGCGCCTGGGGCTGCGATCGGAACCCGAAGTCCCGGATGCAGGACGCGATGGCCCCGCTGGACTCGGCGGCGTCGCCCAGGGGCCACGGGTACACGAGCACCGGCCAGTCGTGTCCGTTCGTGATCAGCGTCCCGTGCGGGGTGCTGGTGTACCAGGACGACGCCTCGGTGGGTGCGGGGACGTGCCGGCCGTCGGCCAGGGTCCGAATGAGGCGCTGCTGCCCCGACTGGTAGAACAAGTGGAGGTTCCCGCCCTCCTCGAACAGGATCGACTCCCTGGCCCCGCGGGCGAGGTCCTGTGCCGCGTGGATCGAGTACACGAAGGTCGTGGACTGGAACGGCACGAAGCCGTCGGTCGGATCAGGGCGGTACTTCTCGTAGCCCAGCCGCGTGCTGAACCCGCCCGTCCGCTGGTCCACCGTCAGGTTCTCCGCGACGGTGGCGCCCGACGGATCCTGGGGCTCCCGGGTGTCGATGCCACCCGCACCGTTGGGGGTGGGCCTGGTCTGCGTCGTCTTCATGGCGTGAACCGGACGGGGCCGTACCAGGCGGGAGGGTACGCGCCCGCCATCCCACCCCTGACGATGCGTCGGGGAGGGGAACCCAAGAATCGCTGCTCCATCCCGCGCATCAGGATGTCCCGCTTGCGGGCGTAGACCTGGGCCAGGGCGGCGTTGTCCACCTTGAGGGCGACCTGCTCCAGGGCCGCGTACGCGATGACCTGTGAGTACGACTCCGGCACGAGCGGGGTGTCGGTGTCCTCAACCATCTGCTCGGGCGAGTGCAGGATGCGGAGCCGGAAGTCCGAGTCCGCCGACGGGTGGGGGTACAGGGTGAAGGAACGGTACACCCCGTTGCTCGGGACGTACCGGATCGCCCGGGTCTGGAAGGTCTGCGACTGCAGGTAGCTGAGGCTCAGGTCGGGGGTCAGGGTCACGCCGCCGGCGGGGCTGATGGTGTCGCGGTTCGCGGTGCCTGACCCCACGGCCCCGGCGATGCGGACGGGGGCGTAGATCCCGGCCTCAGGGCAGGTGAAGTAGTAGCGCCGGTACAGGCCGCTGATGTTCGGAAGCGTCTCGGGCGTGAACGTGAGGGTCTGCAGGGCCGTCAGGTTGTAGGTGGCGACCTGGGAGAGGGCAGATTCCCGCCCACCGGACACACCGTCCCGGTAGACGGACGGGGTGGGGTACTCAGGGGCCGAGACGTTGACCATGTAGACGTTGATCGTCCGCACGCCCTGGGCCACCCCGGCCACGGTGGCGACCCCGTTGGTCACCCGGGGGGCCGGAACGCGGACGGGGCCGTGCGGGATGAACGCGGTCGGGGTGCCGAGCATCGTCCGGTCGTACTGCCACTGGTCCTCGGTGAACTGCCCCAGGGCGACCTGGTTGCGGGGCAACCCGTCGGTGATGTCCTGGACGTTCATCAGGGTTAGCGTGGTGGTCGGGAGCCACACCGGACGCATGCGGAAGGTGGCATCGTAGGTGCCAGTGGCACCGCGGAAGTCGGAGGTGAAGGTCAGTGCGTTCGTGGCGCTGACCCACGCGACATCGTTGGTGTACTCGTCGCCGTTGGAATCGGTGATGATGCACTCGGACCCATCGAGGATGGACCCGGGCAGGACCGGGTTCGTGCTCAGAGGGAAGGTGGACCCGGTCGTGACGGATGCGGACCCACTGGTGACACCGACCGAGATCGTCCGGTCGGTGTAGACCCGGGAGATGCCCTCACGCTGCGAGAACTCCCACGGGCGGTCGGTCAGCACCCGCACCTGTGCATCGTTGAGCAGGCGGGTCAGCTGGTCGGTGTAGGTCTGGTTGGTGGGGTCCCAGTCGAGAAGGTTGCCCACGAATGCCCGCAGGTCGGCAAGGTTCACGGGGTTCTCCGCCTACTGGGGTCAGGTGCAGGTGCAAGTGCAGAGCAGCCCCCGACGGTGAGTGGTTGTGACACTCACCGTCGGGGGGCGTGGGGTCAGAACCCGCGCTTCAGCATGAACACGTCGGCCGCGTTGGCGGCCTCGTTGCCCAGGGCCACGGCCACGGGGCCCGCGACCGCGCCGACCGCCTTGGACGCCGCCGCCAGCCGGATCGCCACGACCTGGTAGACCTTGTTGGTCGTGACCGTGAAGATGGCGTTGGTGCTGGTGTGCACGCCGGGGGTGACGGTGTACGCGCCGATGGTGGCGACGTTCAGGTCCTGCGGGATGGCGAACACGAGGTCGGGGACGACGCCGAGGCCGTGGGCGGTGTTCTGCGCGGCGCCGGTGCCGGTGATGTTCCCCGAGAGGAACACCGCGGCGGACGCCGTGGCGGCACCGGAGATCGCCGCGAGGCGACCGGCGGTGGCGCCGACGTAGAGCGCCTGGCCCGCCAGGACACCGGACTCGACGTTGGCCCCGGCGGCGTAGCCGGTGACGACGACGGCGACGGGCTCATTGGCGGAGGCGCCGTTGAGCGCGATGCCGACGACGAGGGCGCCGGAGTTGGCGGGCGCCTCGACGACGTACAGGGCCCGGTCGGCGCCGGTCTTCGACGTGTCGAGAGCCACAGCATCGCCAGCCGCGATGGTGCCCCCGGCGATGAGCGTCTCAACCTGCCGGCGGTTGCTGGTGGAGGACGGCTCACCGGCCTCAAGGAACTGGACGAGGGTAGAGGTAGCCATGTTGATCAGGCCTCCGCGTTGAGAAGGACGCAGCTGGACGCGAGGTGGCCGGTCACGAGCTGGCAGGACACCAGGACGCGGCTGGTCAGGGTCGCGGTGCCGGGGATCGGGGTCAGCTCGCTGACGTCGAACTCGCCGCCCTGGTCGAAGTAGAACTGGTTCATGTCGGACGAGATCGCGTAGGCGGACACGTCGTCACCCGCGGCGTTGGCGAAGCCAAGGCGGTTGTCGACGTAGACCTTCGCGCCGCGCCACATGGCCACCATCTCGCTGTCGACCAGGCCGTCGCGGCCGGACACGTCCTGGTACCGGTACGCGTCGGTCAGGAGGGCCTGGAAGGCCGAGAAGCAGTTGGGCGACATGAAGATGATGTCGGGCCGCTTGCCGTTCGGGTGGTACAGGCTCGCCCGGATCATCAGGGTGTCGAGGTGGCTGAGGTCGAAGGTGCCGCCGCTGTCGAACACCTGATTCTGCCAGTTGTCCGCAGCGAAGGTGGTCTTGCTCAGGCCGCCGACGGTGTTCGTGGTCTGCGCGCCGAAGGCCGCAGCCTGCATCCAGCCGGTGGTGTCGACCGGGAGAGTGGCAGTGCCCATGCCGTTCAGGGTCTGCAGGTCGGGGAGGATCGCGGTCTGGCCGCTGAAGATCCGGTCCGACATCGCCGTACGCAGCGAGATCATCACGTTCTTCATCTTCTCCTCCAGGATGGACACTACGGCCAGGTCCCCCTTGGAGCGGAGCGTCTCAACCTCGGAGACCACGATGGGCTGGACGAAGTTCGCCCACTCGAAGTTGGCCTTGCGGAAGGGGTCGGTCACGGCCAGGGACACGGGGTTGAAGCCGCTGCCGCTCAGGTTGGTGATCTGGCTGTGCTGGCCGAGGATCACGGGCTGCTCGATGCGCTGGCCGCCGGTCACGCGCTTCACGCTGCCCGCCGCGTCGAGGGCGCGGAACAGGGGGGTGCTGGTGAAGCTGTTGTCGATCAGCTTGTCCCGAAGGATCGGGAGGACGGTGGAGAGGACACTGTTCGGGGGAGCCATTGCGGCCTCCGGGGGTTGGGCGTAGGAAGTTCCTTGTTCTCTCTTGTGGCGTGCCCCAACCCGGGGTGCTCTCATCGTCTCAGCCGTGCCTCCACCCATGAAGGTGGAGGTGGCCTGCTGTCGGCATCATTCTACCACACGAACCCGTACAGTGACAACACCAATCTGTGCATCATGGCTGGTCTGCGCTTGTAATGCTGGGCCACGTGGCGGTTCAGGTTCAGGAACTTCTCGTCGCCCCAGTTGGTGTCGATGTAAGCCTGTTCCCACGCCGACAGCGCGTGCTCCTCGCACTCCACGAGAACCCCTGCATCAGTCCACCCGTACGAACGGAAGGCGGACAGGAACTTGCGATTCCAGTGCCCCCCGCGGACCAGATTCCTGTGGTGCCATTCCAATCGACGTTCGATGTCAGTAGATGATCCCTGGTAGAAGTACGGACCACACCAGATCTCGTAGATGCCGCATGCCATCGTGTAGCCTCCGAGTGTAGGTTACACGATCACCGACGCTCGGCCATGGCCTTCGCCATGGCGAGGATCTGTTCCGGCGTGGCCTTCTTCAGGTCGGCCGGCGACATCTTCGGCGGGGCGCTGGTGGGCGGGCGCCGGGGCGCGGCGACGGTCTCCGCGGCCTTGCGGGCCGCCGCCCGACGGGGATCGGCCTGGGGGCCGGAGGGGGCGGTCTGCGTGCCGCGGCGCGGGCCCATCCGACCCTTGACCGCCCAGTAGGCAGTCTCCAGGTCGATCGACTCGTTCCGCTTGAGCAGGTCCGCGACCCCCGACTTGATCTCGGGGTCGTCGAGCAGGTCGGGGTGCGCCGACGTGAACCGGTCGAACTCCATGTCGGCCTGCGCGGCCCGGTACTCCGACTCCACGGGACCGAGCGCCTCCGCGAGACGGCGGCTGACCTCGGCCTCAATGCGGGCCTGGATGCTGGCCGGGTCCCACGCATCCACCTCCGGCAGCGCGTCACCCGCGGGGGGCGTGGCCAGCTTCCCGATCGACTTGCGCCAGGCATCGCGCTCGGCCGCCAGGGCCTTGCGCTCGTCGGCCAGCTGCTGCGTCTTACGGGTCACCATCCCCTGCAGGCCCTTGGCGAGCGTCTGCAGTTCGGCGGGCAGCTTGGCGACCTCCTGGTCCCAGGACAACTTCTTGTCCTTCTGGCCCGTAGCGGGCGAGTCACCGTCGCCCCCCTCGGTGGGGGGCGACTGACCCTCGGCCTCCGCACCTTCGGGGGAGGGGGAATCGGCGGTGGGCGGGCCCGCCGATCCTTCGGCGGGGGCGGTCTGTGCCTGGGCGAGGGCCAGGGCTTCGGCGGCGATGGACATTGTGACTCCTCTTGGGGGTGGTCTCGTTGGCAGCGATCAGCGGTTCATGCGGCGGCGGAACATCTCGCGGTCCTCGTCCTCGATCTCACCGTCGTCCTCCTGCTCAGTGCGCTCGACGGTGATCTCGTCAGGCTCCATCATCTCCTCGGCCTCCTGGGGCTCCATCATCTCCTCGGGCTCCATCTCCGTGGCCCCATCGGGCTCGGACTCCAGGAAGTCCTTGAAGCCCTGGTCCTTGGCGAGGGCCAGCAGGTGGGCGGCGATGGCGACCATCGCGTCATCGGTCTGCGCCTCCCGGATGCTCACCGGGAACGGGTTGCCGTAGTCGGTGGCGGCCTGCTCCAGCATGGCGAGGGTCCGGACCAGTTCGCCGGGCAGGCGGGACGGGTCCTTGATCTCGACCTCGACGGGGGCACCGAACAGCATGGACGCCTTGGCGGCGGCGTCCACGAGCGACTTGAGCACCTTGGCCGAGTAGGGCCGGCGGGGCGTGGGGATCTCGGTCAGCATCGCGGACTCCATGCGGGCGTCAGCGGTGTCGGCGGCACGGGCGAGGGCTTCGGGCATCTTCATGGTCAGATCTCCTCAGTGGGCATGGCGGGGGGCGGGGCGGTGTCGGGCGCGGGGGGCGCGGCGATGAAGGTGTCGGGCAGGTTGTAGGAGCGAACCAGTTCACGGAGGATGGCCTCGGCGGGGGCACCGAGCTGGCCGAGGATCGGGGTGAGCTGCACCAGGGCCTCACGCTTGGCCGCGTCGCCCATCGGGGTGCTCCCCTGGTCCAACGCGAAGGTTGGGAACTGGCCCCGGAGGTCCTGCTCAGTGAGGATGACGGGGCCGATGCCGGGGAGGTTCAGGGCCTCACCCTCATCGGCCAGGATCACGGCCAGCATCGAGCAGTAGGCCAGCGACATGTCCACGATCGCCTGGTCCCGGACGCGCACCATGCGCCCGAGACTGGACGCCGTGTACTCCTGCAGGAGGCGGTTCTCCGTGGCGGTGACACCGGTCACCTGACCGCTGACGAAGGGGGCATTGACCCCACTCTGCTGAATGTCGCTCTCCACCTGCTGCTCGTGCAGGGCGATGTCAGCGGGGATGGGCTCCTGGGGCACCGGGATCATGTTCCCGGTCAGGTCGGCGCCGGGCTGCACCGTGCACTCGATCATCTCGGAGTCCACGCCCTCACCGATCTTCGCCACGGCCTCCTGGTCGAGGAACCCGGGGCGGACGAGCCACTGGCGGGCCATGCGACGCACGCCACGCAGGCGGTAAGTCCTCATCAGATTGAGTTCAGCGACCAGTGGGTACACCCGACCGACGAGGCTGTAGCCGCGGAGCGGGATCTCGGGGTCGCGCGAGAAGTAGAGCGGGACGATGGGCACGACCGGGTTGCCAGCGGCGTCCCTGAACGGGATCCCCGTGTACGTCGTCTCGACCCGCTCCTCGACTTCGGGGGACTCGTCCTCGACCTGCGGGTCATCCGAGGAGGCGCCCGTCTGCACCTTGACGCCCTTGAAGAGGAACCGGTCGTCCCGGTCGTGATCGGGGGACCAGACCACCAGACGGTCGGAATCCAGATCGTAGACCTCGACGATGCGAACCCACCCGCCACCGGGGTCGTCCCCCGACTGCGCGATGTCCATGGCCGAGGAGGTCACCCCGTTGAGCGGGATGCCCGTGGGCGAGTCCAGCCACCGGCTGTACGCCCGGGGCCGGTAGCTGCCGCGACGCTTGCCGAACCGGGTCACGGCATCCTCGACCGTGATCAGGCTGATGACGCCCACCCACCGCTGCTGGTCCCAGGACCCCGCCGTGTCATCCACCAGCACCTCCCAGGGCGGGAGAGCCGTGCAGGTGATCCGGCGCAGGGGGTCGGGACTGGTGCCGGTGGCGAGCCGCACGGCGGCCCATGGGAAGATCAGCGCGAGCCGGCTGGCGTCCTCGATCTGGGCCCGCTGCCGGAGCAGCCACTCGTTCGCCACCGCCTGAGCCACCTCCGGGTTGCCCTCGCCCCGGAGATCGGGGGTCATCACCACGGCCGGGTTCCGGGCGTAGATGCTCCCGATGTAGCCCTCGACCAGGGCGAAGGTCCGAGCCACCTCGGTCACCAGGGGGACGGCCGTGGTGCCGTTCGCACTGGTGCCGTAGGGGAGGTTCGGGTCACGCCAGAACTCGGTCATGTAGATGCGCTTCCACTCGCGCATCCGGGGGCGCAGGCTCTCCCAGTAGGCATCGTGCCGGGAGAGCAGGTCCTTGACGTTCTGAGGGGTCAGCATCGGGGTCACCGGGAGAACGGGTTGGCGAAGGGGTTGCCGGATGCCCGGATCCGACGGGCCCGGTTGGCGGCGAGGAGTTCTTGCACTCGGACACCAGCAGCAGCGTTCTGCGCGTTGCGCCAGTTGGCTGGCACGTCGCGCAGACACCGGTACGCCAGTGCCAGGGCCATCGCGGAGTCATCGTAGCCACCGGTGGGGGCTTCGGGGGCCACCTTGCCGGGGAGCACCGTCAGGGCACGGAGTTCGAGGTGTGTCGTCCGGTCGAGGAGTCGTACCAGCGGTAGCGCGTCGCGGAGGGTGTTGTAGGCGTCGAGCTTGGACTGCAGCGTGGTGACCCAGGGCTTGGACGTGCGGGGGTCGCGCCACTGGTTCTGGTAGCCGCAGTTCTGTAGTTCGAGCAGCAGGGCGTGGCCGTGGTTGTTCGACTCGGTCAGCACCAGGGCCTGGTTGTACCGACTGGCGACCTGGACGACCCGGTGGGCCCACTGCTGGGGCGTCATCCGGTTGGACCGCTCGGTGTAGACGGGCTGGTGTGTGCCCACGCAGACTACGGCGAGCGCCGAGTAGTCGCCGCCCACCCCGCCACCTACGTCCACGCCCATCACGTACCGATCGTGGGGATGGGGCGCCTCGATCTCCCGCCGGTCCGGGGTGATCGTGTAGTCCAGTACGTCGATCGCCTCCAGTACGGCTGCATCGAAGTAGGCCCCGTCCACGTCGATCAGCGCGTCGTCCAGATCGGCGGGGTACTCACGGCGGAACTTCCGGTAGCTTCCGAGTCGGGCGATGGTGTCCCGACGCCACTGCACCTGCTCAGGGTCGAGGGAGTAGCGGGCGATGGCCTGTGCCTCACCCTCGGCGGGGGCCGATTCGGGGTTGGGGGTGGCACGGTAAGCGGGGTGCTCCCACCACCAGTGGGTGAGCATGTGCCACCCGCCGGGGTCACGGACCAGCTTCGAGAAGAAGTCGTCCGGGTTGGCCGCTGTGCTCTCCATGATGATCAGCCCGTTGGGGCCGACGGCGGCGTCCACCTGGGCCAGCACCTCCTCCAGATCGGGGGCGTAGGCCGCCTCAGAGATCAGTGCGGCGGCCGGAGAGAACGATCGGAGACCAGTGCCTGACCGACTGGTGTACGCCCGGATGCTGGCCCCGGTGTCGGTCCACGTGATCCCGGTGCGGGTCGATCGCGTCTCCCGCCGGAGGGCGATGGGCAGGTCGGTGGCCCACCGACGGTGGTCGTCGAGCAGGGACTGGGCCGAGTCCGCCCGCATCGAGATGACGGCGTGCATGGCCGCGTGCGGGGTCGTGTTGGCCAAGTGATGCACCACCATCTTGGCCCCCGTCGTGGCCGCCACCTGCCGTGCCTTGACGACGAGGATCCGCTTGTGCCCCTCCTTGACCGCGTCGAAGATCTTGGCCTGCATGGGCAGCGGGTCGAAGGGGATCGGCTGCTTGCTGTCCTTGTCCTGGACCTTGTGCAGCTTGGCGAACAACTCTACGTCGGCCAGCAGGCGGGCCAACCGCGGGTCGTCCCGCATGGGGGCGGGCAGGGACTGCGGCAGGTAGACCATCAGGACTCGGCCCCAGTGGGCATGGCCGCAAGCAGGGCAGCCAGTTGTGCGACGGCGGGGTCCGTGGGCTCGATGCCGGTGCGGGTCGCCGCCTCGGCCAGGGCCCGCCGGTGCTGGCGACGATCCTCGACGACGTACTTGGCGACGTCGACCCGGGCCTTGCTCGGCTCCTTGTCGGTCAGGGACTCGCGCAGGGCCGTGATGGCCGATGGGAGCAGGGACTCCATCTCGTGCTCGATGTCGACCAGCGGGACGCCGAGGGCCAGGGCCAGCGGCCGGGTCCCCGTAGGGGTGGGCCACGCGATGGGCGGCGGCGGGGGCGTGCGGGGCGTAGCGCCGTGCTCCAGCGCGTGCAGGTCGGTCGACGGGATCTCGCGGGTCCGCCACGAGTGGCCGCACTTGCACCGACGGATCCGGTGGACCGTCCCGTCCTGGGCACTGTCCACGGCCGATGCCGAGTTGACCCGGTGCTCGTAGGTCCCGCACTTCGGGCACTGCATGGGGGGCATCCTCCCTGGTGTTACGGCGCGCGTAACACTTCTGGACACCATCGTAACACCGGAGAGGGCAGTTACCATCCCGCGGGTCCAGATTCGTTACGGTCACCGTAACGGGCTACCTCCAGACGTGTCCCCCACAGTACTCGGCCACGGGATCGAACCCGTGGGGGCCGACGGACGATGCGGGCACGGTGCGCGAGTAGACCTGGTGGTTGCGCCAGATGTTCTGGCTGCGAGAACGCATGACCATCGTGGCCCACGAGTGCCACTTCGTGCGACCCTTCTTGGGGTCGAACTGGCTCCGTGGGCTGCGGGATCGCTTGATTAGCGTGAGACGCAAGTCCCCGAGAAAACACTCGATGTCCATCCCGTCAGGCGGGCGAAGGCCCGCGTGGGCCGCGAGCTTCGGGATCTCGTAGAGCAGCCGGTGCGCCCACTCAGGCTGGTTCCAGTCGGGGCTCGGGGTGGGAGCGAACTGCGAGGCCCATGCGTTCGGGCACCACTGGGTCGTGTTCATGTGTGTCCTCGGTTAGTGCGCGGGGCGGTCAGGATGGCCGCCACCAGCGGCAAGTTCTTGTACCGGCAGACTACCGAGTGGGCGGTGCTCTGTGCTACCCCGACGGCACGTCCGGCCGCGGCGGTAGACCAGGTGTCGATGTACGCCTCGATGACCCGTGGGTCCCGCGTCGCCGCGCCGTTGGCCCCCGCGGCACGCCCCCGTAGAGGGGCCGAATTCGCCGCCTGACGGGCCGCCGCCTCCCGGGCGACCTGCGCCACGGTCCGGGTTCGATCGTGGCCCTGGCGGACGGCTGGGGCCACGCACGCGAGCCTCCGTTCGGCCATGCTCAGGGCCTCGACCCATCCCGGCTGGTGCAGGCCGAAGTGCCGGGCCAGCTGCGCCCCGCACCCGTACCGACCGGGTGCCTCCGGCGTGGCTCCCGACGCGCCGCGGCTCCGCTTGCGGGGGTCCGGGTGGGCGGTGACGCCTACCGACGCAGGGTCGTAGGCGGCCCGGATGATGGCCCTGTCGCGGGCGGGCAGGTGGGCGACGGCCCGGACCCACAGGTCGTACCACTCGGGGGTGTCGTAGATCGGGGTCGGCGTGGCCTGCTCCCACGCGCTGGTCCTGCCGGTGTCATCGTCGGGCAGGACCTCACGCAGGACGATCGGGTCGAGCGAGGCCAGCGACTTACGGTGGTCGCCGTACTGCTCTCTGGCGACCTCGGCCCAGTAGGCGGTGGTCATCTCGTCGGTCCACGTGGGCATCGTGGGCCGGGTCTACCCCGATGGGTGGGTGGGCGCGCCCGTGGGCGGTGGCAGGCACACGCCCTGTTGGCCTTCCCCCGCGTGCGGGGCCCCCGGCCAAGAGGTTGTACAACCTCCCCGGTGGGGACCCGCCCTGGCGGGGAGACCGGGCCAGGGTGCCCGTCGGCGCGGCACCCTCGGGGACGGCCGTCGTCTACGATGACGATTCCGGGTGTCGGATCAAGAGGGGGTGTTCGTCGAGAATGCCGATGAACACGGGCTCCGTTCCAACGGGTCAAGAGGGGGTGTTCGTCGAGAATGTCGATGAACACGGGCTCTGGTCTGCGATGCCGTGGTGGTCGGTGTTCCCGACAATCTTCACGGATGATGGCATCGGGGGGTTGCAGGCGCCTGCGAATGGGGTAGGATGGGGCGATCACCCCCAAGGAGTGCGCCATGCCCATGCCCCCGAACCCGAACCGCGCCCCCCGAATCGAAGTGCCCGCCTGCCATGCCGAGCTGGAGTTCATCCGTCGCCAGACGGGCTCGCGCTCCACGTCTGGTGGCGCGGCGGCGCTGATCCGGTGGATCGTCGCCCACCCGGACGCCCTGGCCGAGTTCACCCGCTGGTGCGACGAGCAGCGCGAACTCGGCCAGTAGAACGAAGCGACCCCCGTCGGTGGCAGCCAACGGGGGTCGAGCGAAGCAACCGTCCGAATCCCCCGGAGGTCACTTGCGTCCACAACCTACCCCGTTGTTCGACTTCGGCCACCCGGTTCAGGTGACGACCCTGGCCGGGATCACCTGCACCGGCCGTGAGGTCGATCACTGTTCCGCCCCGTGGGACGAGGTGTTCGGCACCGTCCGCGAGGCCCGGACCAAGACCGAGGCGCACTCCGTCGTGTGCGCCACCTACCGGCCCGGTCCCGTCCGGTGGGCTGGTGGGGGACGGCCCGGCTCGGGCGGGTCGGTGCCCCGTCCATCGTCCCGGGCCATCGACTCGGTCACTGCCCTCGTCTACGACTTCGACACGCAGGACTGGGGCTCTGTCGACGGGTCAGCCATCGAGGGGGCCCTGATGCAGTTGGGCCTTGCCGGGACGTTCTGGTCCACGTGGTCGTCGACCGTGGTCCGCCCCCGGTGGCGGCTGGCCATCCCGCTGTCGCACCCGATCACGCCGGCGGCCTACCGCGAGATCTGGCCCCGCGTCGGTGGGGCCGTCGCGGACGAGATCCACGCGCTAATGCTCCTCGACCCCGAGCAGCGTGTGTCGATCGACCTGGCCGCCGGGGGCATCGGGCAGCCGGCCATCCTCCCGGTACGGCCCCCGGCCGGCGGCGAGACGAAGGCCATGTCCCGTGCGGCGTACCCGTGGGGCGGGGTCGTGCCGGCGCCGGTCCACGTCGACGGGGTGGCCGTCGTCCCCGAGCAGGCCCAGGCCGCGACCAGCGCTACGCACTACACGAACTCGCTCCGGTTCGTTCAGCGGACGGGGCGTGGCTGGGGAGGTGCGCGCAAGGGGGTCACATCGGCCCGTGGCGCCCCGATCGTCCCCGCCCCGTACGTCGGGGTGCCCGACGCCCCGGACGCGGCCCAGACGGCCGCCACGTGGGCCGCGGACGAACGTACGGCGGTGGCCCTGACCGCCGGCATGGACGCCGTGGCCCGGGTCCGGCGGGACGGCCTGGGCCGCGTCCGCCACGGGTCAGTCCTGCGGGCTGCGTGCTGGCACCAGTACCGGTGCGGCATCCTGGCCGACGAGATCTCGCGGTGGGGGTCTGAGGCCCTGGCCGCGACCCCGGGGGTGTCGTCCTCCACCGTGCGCGAACTGGTCCGGCAGGTGGAGTACTTCCGGCGCAAGCAGGACGCCGCGCTGACCGACCCGTGGACCGACCGGGCCGTCACCGCCATCCTGACCCCGCGGGTCGACCCCGAGACGGGCAAGCCCCGTCCGGTGCCTACGCCGGAGCAGCAGACCGCGGTGGCGCAGGTGGTGTTGATCCTCGCGTGCGCGTCGCACCTCGACCCCGAAGGGGGCGGGTCGCTGTCGTGGGCGCAGATCGCGCTGGTCGTGGGGATGCCCGCCGTGGCCGGTGTCGATCGGACGCACGCGGCGGTCGTCGCATGGCGGTCGGCGCTCGTCGAGGCAGGGCTGCTCTCGCGGTCCGGCGAGCGGCAGGCGACCACTTGGGCCCGGCGGGTGGCCCATGGGTGACCAGTACACCGACCTCGTCGCCTACGTCGCCGCCCACCCCGGCCTGACCACCGCCGACGCCGTGATTGACGCGATCCGGCGTGACCGCGCCCGCGGTGTGCCCACCTACGATGGTCCACTGCGCGTGCGGTGGATCGACGCAGCCCTGGCCGAGCGCCCCCGGCCGGCCCGTCCGATGTCCGACCTCGACCGCCGCCGTGCCGGTCTGCCCGTCAGCCGCATGGCCCCCATGATCGACCTGTCCGCCGTCCACTGTGGTTGGGGACGGCACTAACCCCGAGGAGAAGATGATGACGAAGAAGATGAAGCTGAAGGAAGAAGATCGCCAGGAGTACCACCGCCGGCTTGTCGAAGCCGTGACCATGATTGAGCGCGGCCTCTGTCCGCCAGTGGAGGGCGGATTCCGTGTCCACCCGCCCATCTACTACACCGACAATTCCGACGCGGCGGTGTCGCTCATCTGGTACGGACCGATCAATCCGAAGCCGGGTCAGGATCCGTGGCCTGGGTTGGCCGTCGTCCAGTACGATGTCGACCCCGACCCCCTCAACGTGCCCCCGCGGGAGTACCGTGGGGCGGTGGTGTACCCCGAATCCGGGGCGTGGTGCAAGGACAAGACCCAGCGCATTGTCGTTCGGAATCATGGGGTCGCGCTGGGCCTCATTACCGGCATCGCGGTCGACACCAAGGGGGGCTTCGTGTACCGCAACCCGCGGTGGCCGCGTCCTCCCATCGACATCGACATCGACAACGATCTGCTCGCTGATCTCGACGATCCGAAGCCGAACTCTGCACCGGCCACCGCCCACGGGCCCAGTGAGATGCTGTCCCCCGAGTTCGCTGCGCTGCGGGATGCCGTGCGGGACGCGCGTCGGGCGCTGACCGACGCACTGGGGGTGGAGCCGGCCGCCGACATCATCGTGGACGCGGCGCGGGAAGTCCTTCGGGCCCGGTCGTCGAAGATGCCGTCCTGATGGGGATCGCCCCCGTTGGCATTGTACGGGGCGACCCCGGTTGTCACCGAATGTCATCGTGGGGTGAACGGGGGTGGCGACACCCATCCCACGGGGTACATTGACCGTGCGGGGCGGCGACGTGCCCCCCGCCGACCACCGACCAGGAGTGACACCATGACCCGCATGACCATCCACCAGATCCTCGCCGCCGCCGCCGCCAACTACGTCCAGTGCACGAACGCCAAGTACGAGTACTCGTGGCACGTCAGCGACCCCGATGGCGACCCGGGTGCCCGGATCACCCTGATGGCGGCCATGCCGCACGGCCTCTCTTACGTCGGCCACTACGACGTAGACGGATCAGAGGACACCATCGAGATGACCTGGGTCGACGCCGTGACCCGTGCCGCCGTGACCCGTCCCGCCTCGGCCAAGCTCACCTACGAGGCCGCCCTCGCCCTCGCCCCGCGCTACGTCAACCGCACCGTCGATGCCGTGCTCTCCCAGATCACCGTCAAGGCAGCCCGCATCGCCCGCGCGGCCTAGTAGGCCCGGCACTGGGCCCAGTACTGGCTCGCCACCAACCCCCACTCAACGATCGACAGGAGTGACACCATGACCAAGATCAACCCCCGCGAGTACCGCATCGTCGGCGCCACCACGGACGAGCAGGAGTTCTACCGCCGCGGCAGCGTCTGCCTGAGCAACCCCCACTCGCTGCCCCCGGTGGCCGTCCACCGTGCGGACGTCGCCGCCTACCGCGCCGACCGCTACGTCGCCTACGACATGTCCGTGGGCGAGTACATGCGGGCCGCCGAAGTGGCTACCCGCACCGAGGGCCGGCGGGTCACCGCCGCCGACTGGCTCTCCGAGCACCTCAGCGAGCAGGCCCGCATGGGCGCGGGGTGGTGACCGATGGACCTGCTCACCCGTGCCCGGCGTGACGCCCGCCTCGCCCGCCGGGCCTGGTGGGCCCACCACTGGGCCCACCACTGGGCCCGCTACTGGCTCGCCACCAACCCCCATCCGATCGAGGAGTGATGCCATGAACGAACCCAAGTCCAAGAACGAGTACGGGTACGCCTCGCCGACGCACCGGGCCGTCCACGCCGGGGTCGCCGCGGCCGTGGCCCGGCTGGCCGTCCCCGCTGGCCTCCGGGTCCGCTTCGACGAGGGGCGCCCCCGCATCCACGCCAGCGGCGTCGTGGCGTGGGTCTCGGCCGTCTGGTACGGGCCGACGTTGCCTGGGCTGACGGAGCCCTGGCCCGGCGTCATCTACGCCGAGTGCGCCCGCGAGGGTGGGATGGTCTCGGTGCGCGACGCCGGCCCCCGCCCCCGCATCGACCAGGGTCTGCACCCGGCCCCGGTCGGGGCACTGCTCCGCCGCTCGGCGCGGCAGTACGCGGCCGACCTGGCCGCTGCGATCGGGGTGCCGGGCATCGTGGACCCGCAGTACGAGCACCCGTGGCAGCGCAAGCAGCGGGAGGCCCGGGAGGCCCGTGAGGCGGCGCAGGCGCAGATGGACGACTTCATCGAACTTCTCGGAGGCGAAGAGTGACGCAGAAGAACAACTGGCGCCAGCAGATCGGTCTGCGTCTGCTTCTGGCCGCCGTGCTCGATCCCAAGCCCAAGTCCCCCCGGAAGGAGAAGTGATGATCACCGTACTCGCAGAGATCGTAGCCACCGCGTCGATGACGACCGGAGTGCTGGCCGCCATCGCGCTCGCGTACTTCGCCGGCCGGGCAGCGATCAGTCAGGGCCCGCGGTAAGGCTCGTAGCCACCGCCAGCGGGTGCCCACAGGACTTGCTGGCGGTGGCGGGGCCACGCCCCGGCTCGGATCCCGACATGGACATGGCCGCCGCGCGAAGGAGCGTAGGCGATCACCTGGTCCCAGCCGCCCGGGGGCGCGATCACGCGCAGGGCCGCCACGATGCCGTGGGCGTCCACGCCGTCGACCTTGATGTCGGCCGCATCGCCCGACATGTGCGCCGAGGTCTTGGAGCCACCGATGCGGGTGTTGACCTCAGGCGACCGGTAGCCCGAGGTCACCCGCACCGGTCGGCCCAGGTGGGCACGG